CTGCTTCAGAAGACATTTTTAACGAAATATTTGGACAAGCACAAGAACAGGTTGCTCCTGTAAGCCAAGAAGTAGTTAATAGTGAACCTGCTGAGACTCAGACTGCTATGGAACCAAAGAACGACCCTGACCAGTTTCAATACTGGCAAAGTCAAGCAGATAAACGTGCAGCAGAAGTAGATTTATTGAAATCACAGATGGCCGAAGTTATGACCAAAGTGAGTCAACCTACAGAAGCAGCACCAGTAGAGAAGGAAACAGTGTTAGAGAAACCTGTTAAACCATCAAAGCCTGCTGACTTCGACCGTTCTGAAGCTTTAACTGACCCTGATAGTGCATCAGCAAGGTATTTAGCTAAGCAAGAATCTTATTTGGAAGCTATGTCAGACTATGTAGCAACTTCAAATGAAAGAGTCATGCAAACGATGACTAAAGCACAACAAGAGCAAGAAGCTATTGCAAGAGACCAGAAAGTTATGACAGACTTACAGTCTAAGTATAACTATACTCCTCAGCAAGCTAGTGATTTTGTTGCACAAATGTCATCACCAGATTCATTATCGTTAGATAATTTGGTGCAACTTCACCAGTTGAAAATGAACAGTGGTTCACAACAGGTTACACAGATAACCCCAGAAGCTCAACAGAAAGTAGCAGTGATGAATCAACGTAATGAAAAGCTAAGTATACCCAAACCTATCGGAGTCCAGCCAGGAGCTAGTGACCAGTCGCCAACTAAAAACGTAGAAGATAAAATGATGGATGCGATGATTGGAAATTTCAATAAGCGTAATCCATTTTAATAAGGAGAAGGCAAAATGGCACAAGACGCAAACGGAATATTCTCACCTAGCATTGGTGTTACACCTCAAGGTGTTTCTATCAATGATAGCAGAAGAATATTTAACTTCGGCGAGAGAGTCGCTGAATTAAACCCAGCTGCTTCACCTTTCTTCGCATATTTATCAAAAGTAGCTAAGAAACCTACAGATGACCCTGTATTTAAATTCTTAGAAAAAAGACATCAATGGCAAAGAAGAAACTTCTTTGTTAAAGCAGCAGATACTTTAACTGCTGACGGTTCATGGGAAGCTGCAGATTTTAATCTGACTTCTTTTGAAGTTGATGTTGATTACGATATTTATGGAAGAAAAGTAAGTGGCGGAGAATACAAAGCTGAGTTTTTACAAGTAGGACAAATGATTGCTATGGAAGCAACAGCTACTTTATCAAGTTCAGCATCACCAGTAATTGCTTATTACAGAATTACAGGTGTAACACAAAACTCAACAGATACATCTATTAATGCAGCATATGTAAAAGCTGTAAAAACAGGTGTTGAAAATGGTGAAATATCAGATTATGATAATGCTGATACTTTAGTATTTGCAGATAATGGTGATGGACAAGTGATTGGTTCAGCATACTTAGAAGGCGATACAGCACCAACGGGTGGTTGGAGAGATGAATTCTTCTCAAGAGAAGGATATGCTCAAATCTTCAAAACTGTTGTACCTCTATTTTCTGGTACTTCTTTAGCTACACGCTACAGAGGTGACGCTAACGAATACATGAGAGTATATCAAGAAAAACTTATGGAACATAAGATGGACATTGAGAATGCTTTACTATTCGGTTATGGTGTAACTGATGAAAGTTCAACAGACGCTGCACGTAAAACTTGGGGTATCTTACCATACACCGAAATTTACGGTAGAGTAAAAACATTTACTTATGCTTCATCAGGATATGATGACTTTGTAGATGCTATGTCAGATATTTTTGATGCAGAATCTGGTGCAGGTGGCAGTAAAATGGTACTTGCTTCACGTTCAATCATGAACTGGCTTAACAAATTAGGTGGTAGTTCTTTCTTAGGAAATACTATGAGTGCAGGAGTAGGAGCGGCAGCAGATGGCGTACCAACTTCATCAAACTATGGTGTATCTATAGATAAAGGACAATCACTGTTTAATGGTGTTAACGTAACACAAGTAGATACCCTATATGGTACTCTTAACTTTGTTATGGAACCACTATTAAGAGGTCCTTGGGCAAACCACGCTATCGTTGTTGATTTAAACAACGTAGCTTACAGACCACTAGCTGGTAATGGTGAGTCAAGAGATACTCAGATATTAACTAACATTCAAAACAACGATGTTGACGGCAGAAGAGACATGATTCTTACAGAAGCAGGTCTTGAAATTCAACTACCTGAAACACACGCTATCTTGAAATTTAGCTAATAGTTGAATACGGGGGAGTTGCAATATACTCCCCCAAAGAATTTTAAAGGAGAAAGATGAGTTTTCAAACAGATATAGAAGCAATAACAGGAAGTATTAGTTCTTACACTACAGAAGCTAATAGTTACTTAGTAGAGGGTGTAAAGTTTATTACAAAGTATGTAATGAATAATATAGATATAGAAGCTAAGTTAACTCAAAGCACAACTTTAGATGATAGTCCTACTACACTTTCTACAGCAAATGTATTAAGAATAAGCAGTGTTACTAGATACGATGGTAGCAGAAGTAGAGAGTGTGTGGAGATTAATTCAAGTGAAAGACATAACTTAGATGACGTAAATAGTATTTACTATACTAGCAAGTTTGACCCTAAGTATTATGTATTAGATAGCACATTGAATATATTTCCAACACCTACTGCTAGTCAAACTGCAAGTGTAGTTCATATAACACCAGATACATCTGTAGCAGTTAGTGATAGTTCGATAGACAACTTTCCTACAGAATTAAATAGAGGAGTTGTATTATATGCTTCTCAACAAGTATTAAGAAAGTTTTTAAATGTTAAAAACGCAACATTAGTAGCGTTAAGTACAGGACTGAATAGTATTTCAGCACCATCTGGTAGTAGTATTGTTACAGAAGTTACTTATTCTGGACCTACTAATACTGACGTAGGAACAGCAAGTGCAGCTTCTGTATCCAATGATGAGGCAGTAACAGCTGCTGATACTATTAATTTAGGTAGTCCTCCTGCATATAACAAATTAGAAAATTATAATTTAACTGGATTTGACCCAAGTAGCACTGTAAGTGCATTAAGCTTTAGTGGTATATCAGCACCGACGTTAACTGGTATTAATGCAGTAAGTTATTCTGGACCAGATAATGATGATGTTGGTACAATAGGAACAGTTACAACTGGTTTTGACACAACAGTTGCATCTACAGGTGCTGCTGGCGTAGGAAGTGCACCTTCTTATAGTGCACCTTCGTCTACTGTAGATTATACAACAGCAACGATTGGTCTTGATGCACTACTTACATCAGAAGATGTAGAGTTAGCAAATGTAGCATTATCAAAAGCACAACAACAATTACAAGATTATCAAACTGACGTACAAAATAATAGCGTAACATTTAATTCTAATGTTGAAAAATTTAGAGGCGATAATCAAAGTGCTTTAGATAAAGTGCAACGTGACTTACAGGCTAGTATAGCTAACGCACAAAATGATTTAGCAGAAGCTCAAAACGATGCACAGTTATCACAGGATGCACAGGCAAGAAATGCAGCGGAAAAATCTCAACGATTAATACAAAATGCTATAAATACTATGCAAGCAATATCTGCAGATAATGAAACAAAAATAGCAGAGTTCAATGCAAATCTTAACAAATATCAAGCACTTGTTAATAAACAGATAACCGAACATCAAGCTAATGTACAAAGAGAAATACAGAAAGCTGAATTATTAAGAACTACTGAGTTATCAAGTTTTAGTGCACAAATACAAGATGAATTAAATGAGTTTAATGGACAAAATTCAAATTACCAAGTAGAGATACAATCAAAGCTTGATAAAGTTCAAAGAGATTTACAAGCAAATATTGCAGATGCACAGAATGATTTAGCTGCAGCTCAAGCTACTGCGCAACTTACTACAGATGTAAATGTAAGAAATCACGCAGAAAAATCACAAAGACTTATACAGAATGCAATACAGACAATGCAAGCAATAATGGCTAAGAATGAAGCTAATTTAGCTAAGTACAATGCTGATATAGGTAAATATCAAGCAGAAGTAAACGAAGCTATACAAGATTACACATTAAGTTTACAAGAAGTAACACAAGATTATAACTGGTTAAAAGACCAATATGCGATTGTATCTGGTGATTTAGTGCAGTTTTTACAACCATATTTACCACCAAGGGAGGTTCAGCGTGAAGTTGCAACAGATGATAGACCAAATTAAAAAGCATCATCCAGAGTTAAGTGCTAACGAAATTATTATTATGTTAAATGAAGCACAAGATGAATTTAGTGCTAGAACATTAATACTTGAAGAAGCTACGCAATTTAGTACGGTAGCAAACCAACGTTATTATGGATTAAAAGATAGCATATTAGAAGTAAAGTCAGTGGATTTAACCGATGATTCAGGTAATGCTACAACAATTAAACGTCTACAAGGTAGACCTAAATATAGGGATTTAGATAATGTCTAATAATTATTCAAGAGTATATAATCGTTCTGTAAAAGAAAACGTATATTGGATTGAAAGAGATTCAATAGGGTTAGCATTGTATGACCCGCTAGCTAGTGAAGTAAATAGATTTGCTAGTTTAGATTCTGCAAAAACAGTAACATTATTTTATTATAAAAAAGCTGACCATTTTAATACATTAGACAAAGCAGCTAGTGCAATGGACGAGCAAAGTGAATTACCTGTACAGTTTCATCAATACTTAGTAGATAGAGCTATACAGAAAGGGTATGAGTTTAAACCAGAAATGATTCAGATGGCTCCATACTTTGAAAGAAAATTTGAAAAAGGAATTAAAGAAGGTAAGATGTATGCTAATAGAGGGCGTATATCTGGAATGAGACAAGTTAGACAAACGAGTTATTAATGGCTAATAATTGGAAAGATGGTGAATTTGGAATTAACTATTTAAACCTAGTTAATGGTGCATTAAGTGAAATGAATGATTCATTTAATGACGATATTGAACTGGTATTTACAGACAAAGAGTCATTATTTACAACAACATATACAGATAAGTCTACATTGTTTGCAACTACATATACAGATAAACCTTCTTTAAACAATGTTGTGTATACTGATAAACCAACATTAAAAAATACAACATATACAGATAAACCAAGTTTGAATAACGAAACTTATGATGATAAGGGGATTAATGCATAATGGGTGGAAGTTTAAGTAAACCGAATAGAATTAAAGATGTATATACTAAATTAGTATTTTACGATAACGGAGAGTTGAAGTACGATGACGGTAGTGCAGACCAAACAATTACATCTATAGGTGGTGTAGGTTTTACATTGAATGCAGACGAAGGTTCTGTTACAATTAGTTTGAACAATTCAAGTTATACATTAGCTGGTGGAACAGGTATAGAAACAAGTGTGAGTGGTAGTACTATATCATTTGATGTTGAAGATACTGTTTTACTAGATACGGAAACAATAGATTGTGGTGGATTTTAAAAAAGGGATAAATTATGGCAAATACGTTACAAATTAAAAGAGGTGTATGGAACACTACTGGAGCACCATCATCACTATCATATGGTGAGATAGCTTGGGATAATGCTTCAGAAGTACTATACATAGGTAAACAAACAGATGGAGGCGGTACAATAACTGTAACATCTTTAAACAATGTAGTTATTAGTGATATACCTGATGCTACTACTAGTATTAAAGGTTTAGCAAGTTTTAGTAGTGATAATTTTAATGTTTCAAGCGGAGCAGTTACTATTAAAAATTCAGGTGTTGCAACTGCAGAAATACAAGATGCTGCTATTACAACAGCAAAAATTAATGATGCTGCAATAACTACAGCTAAAATAAATAATGATGCAGTTACATTAGGTACAAAAACAACAGGAAATTATGTAGCAACAATTACTGGAGGAACTGGTATTAGTGGTTCATCTTCTTCGGAAGGGGGTACACCTACTTTATCTGTAGATTTAGATGAATTAACTACGGTAACATCGATTGGTTTAAATGATTATATAGTTGGAGTTGATTTTCAAACTGGTAATACAGAAAAATATCAATTACAAACTATACAAACACAATTATTTTCAGATGTAAGTGGTGACTTTACTATTGCATCTAACGGAGATGCAGCTATATCAGCTGGTGTTATTGTTACGGCAGATATTGCTGATAATCAAATTACTGGAGATAAATTAGCAGATGATATTACTATTGCTAATGATTTAACAGTTACTGGAGATTTGACAGTTCAAGGTGATACAACTACATTGAATACTTCTACTTTAGATGTTGAAGATTTGAATATAACAGTAGCAAAAGGTGCAGCAAGTGCAGCAGCAGCTGATGGAGCAGGACTTACAGTAGATGGACCTTCAACCGATGCAACGTTATTGTATAGGTCTACTGGAAATAAATGGGTTGTTAATAAAGCATTTGAAGCGTCAGCAGGGTTTGTAGATACTACCTTTGATGGCGGAACATATTAAGGAATTAAATGGCTAATAAATTTTTATTAAAACGTGGTAGTGGTGCACCTAGTAGTATAGATGAGTATGAATTAGTATACGATTATACTAATAATTTATTATATACTAAAGTAGGTGCTACAATTACAGCCATATCTGGCTCAGGTGGTAGTAGCGATATATCTGTAGCAAATCAAGCTAATAATAGATTAATTACTGCAACTGGAACTACTGATTCATTGAACGGAGAATCTAATCTTACTTTTGATGGAAGCACACTTACTGTTAATGGAGATATTAGAATTAATGATAGTGCTGCAGGTGGATTAGAAGTAGGAACAAGTCAAGATTTACAAATATATCATAACGGAACAAATAGTTTTGGTGCTGATAATTATACAGGACATTTAATATTTCAACAACGAGCAGATGACCAAGATATTATATTTAAAAATGATGATGGTGTTGGTGGTGTAACTGCCTACTTAACATTAGATGGTAGTGCAGGATATACAACAGTACAAAAACTTATAAAATTTGAAGATAGTGTAGATGCAAGATTTGGAACAGGTAGTGATTTAAGAATTAGGCACGATGGAACT